GTTTCCCAGTCACGATCGGGGCGTCTCCCCGCTTATCACACCTCTTTAAAAGGAGGTGGTGATATGTAGCCAAATAAGGTAAAATCCTCACCGGCTGCCATGCGTGTATCTATTCGCATAGCTGTTGTGGCATATTGTTGCCCATAGAAATTCACTTCTACTGTGTCGTAAAACGAATGCATGTTCATACCTGCTGACCAGCCAGTAGCTGCATATCCATACAACCACAAAGTGGAAGCATAGAATGGCACTTCAAACTCTATTCCTGAATTAGTAGTAGGTTGAAAATCCAAACGTCCTGCCGCATTCGTCTCAGTGTAATCCGGAAGCGTAGCTATAAAACCAAAAGATTCTGTACCAGATGTGCTCAACTGTACACTCACATTATCAAATGGTCGTGTAGAATATGACCCACCGCGCAATCGCCAGCGAAACCGCATACCGCCTCGTAAACCTAGGAAAGATTGTTTCAAATATGAAATCAAGTTTTCACGTCCAGGTATAGAAACGTTTCCCATTGGTGTTATTGTTTGAGGTACAACACGAAACCTACTATGAACATAACCATTTGCGGAAGCAGTTGGAGTCACAGTAGCTCCAGGCCCAGGCATAAATCGCTTCATATATGATCGCAATGATACAGGCTGTTCACCAAAATAATGTTCAGTTAAATGATCAGTATACATATTCATTGGATTCAATGTTTCAGACGATTCCGCTACAATCTGACGATCAACACACCACACTGGATCAAATCCGTTGAATCTCATATCATTTGAACTTACTTCAATAGCGATGCGCGCCCCTTCAGTGCTATTTGACGTGAGGTATGTCATAGGAACCAAGTAAATCGCACCATTCCACAATTCAGCATTTGCAGTGGTTTGCTCATCGATGGAACAATTCTCTTTTCCAAACAATACTTCTGCCCACGGAAATTCCCTAGCATATTCCACTGTAAAACTGATTTCGTCTTCAGTTGATAAATCCAACATACCAATGCAATTCTTCTGCAAGTTCAAACTAGTTGTAATTAATGCGTTCTGCTTTGCGTTTGGTTCATAATATATCAACAAAGTTCCCTTCATGAAATGATTCTTATACACACGGAAATGATATGTAATAGAACCATGCCACACCTTAAATAATCGTGCTACATTGCTCACGTTTGTGGGTTGGTAATTACCAGAAAAACGACCACACACATTTGGATGTACAGGAATTGTCATAATTGGAATCAAAGGCACCTCATCAGGGGTCCAATTAGTGATAGTGAGCAATGAAGGTTGTCTGCATAACCAAGCGATAGACAATTCATCCTGATCACGATTAACTATCCGCGGATCAACATTCAAACCTTGTTTCGGATCAAACGTAAATCTCTTATCTGTATTCATACCAATTGTTTGCACACCATTCCGATAGGGTTCATTCTTAACGTATTCTGGATCACGGATGGAATTAGATGTAGACCAACCAAACAATGCTGCAAAATGTGACAAAGCATTTGCCATTCCTTCACTTGCTCGAGCATATGGTCCAATCACAGGAACCATGCGAAACATAGACGCAAATGACGCGGAAGCACTAGCTGCTTTCTCAACAGGACCAGCAACACGCTCATCACTCTCAGCAATGATCTCACAACTCTCTGCAACCAATTCCATCACTGTTGCCGTGGGTTGAGTCAACTTCACGTTCTTTGGACGAACAAATACAGTCAAAGCTATTTTACTTGCTGCTGGAGCACCAATTGCAGCTGGCGGAAATAACGTTCGAATAATTAAATGCTGAAAACCAACAATATCATCGAAACTTGTTGCCGCCCCCAGAGCTAAAGTGGAATTGTTGAACAATCTCATATAAGGCTTCGGTAAAATATACGGCATCTCAATCTCTAACTCAGCTTCTTCATTTACATTCATGTACTTGTGTCCAGGAATATTCGAAAAATAATTTGTTTGCAGGTCATAAAATGTACTACCCAGCGAACTAATGTATGAATAGACACCACTCAGAGTTGCCGCTGGATATGACGCAATCAACAATCCACCAATATGGAAAGGAGTTCCTACCACTCGAATTTTAACATCAAGATCAAAGCGCGCATACGCATAATTCTTAGCTTTTGATCTAAATGCTTGTAATTTAGTATACAAATCCCACACTGGTATAGCCAATGCAGTATTAGTTCCTAGTGGTATATCATAGTCAAACACAGTGGCATATCTCTCCACAAACTTATCTAAAGACATAAATGTAGCTTGAGCATTCATCATATCCTTATCTTCTTCACCGCCTGTGTCGTAATTATCACCTTTCATTTCAATTAAATTGCCTTCTTGGGTTATTACCGGTGCAGCGTCCATCTCAGTTGATTCCGCAACAACATTTAACATTTCAATAGTAAACTGACGACTCTTGAGAACTTCTTTGATAAGAAATTGATTAATTTCTTTCAATCTATTCTTCTTATTCATGAAGTAAACTACTCCATTCATATCCTTCACAAATTTCCCTTCTCCTTTGTCGACCAGCTCACATGCAGTCATTGTCAAAGCTAACATACGCATCCACTCCTCAGATTCAGCAACTGTGAAATCATCAGTCTCTGCACTCTCACTCTGAATCTTATTCTTACAACGCGCCATATTGACATGTAGCACATTCAATGTAACATTCAACGCATCACGTTTGGCTAACAAATTAACAACGTCCTTGTATTGTTCGCGAAATTTAAAATCACTCGACCATGATTTCGACAGAACAATGTCATGTAGCGTACGTCCATTCACGTCAAAACCTCGTTGAACTAACGCACCTTCAACCTCTTTAATATCACTCTCGACTTCGTAAATTCTTCTAATCAAATTTTGAACTTGCATCGCAGACCACATTGCCGGCCTAGGCTTGTCTATCGATTCAGCGGATACACACAGTGCTGCATTTGAGAGATAGGCTAAATCATCTATCAAGCAACGATCAGACACAGTGTCGAGACTGCCCCCACATACTTCATTACTTGTGTCATGTGACACAGGTGGGTGTCGGAATTTCAGAACGAGTTCTGAATATTTTGGAACCAATTTATTGTACATTTCTGCACAATGTGGAGCTACACTCATATACCACTCCCGCATAGTGGTGTTACTCCGATTGTATTGCTCTTCGTCACAATGGAAAAAGAGCTCAGTCATCGCGGAAGTTATAGTTGATAGAATTTGCACTTCAGGGGATTCAACTTTTGACGGAATCATCCACTGCAGCATCTTGTAAATAGAATTTGGTGACAAAGGACAAACTATTCTATTACAAGCACTATGATGTACAAAAGTTCGCTTCAGTAGTGACATGTCTTTTTTATCTACGAATTCCATAGCACACTCATCTTTTGAAGATGATGTAAAAGACATGCCGTAATGCTCTTTACAAAACTTAGAAAATGTTAAACAGTTAAAAGATGTAGACACCTCTTTCCGCACATTCTCCAAAGAGTCATCACCGAAATCGAAACATTTTATAAAGTCAAAGAAATACTTTTCTCTCAACTCCGGCGTACTATACCAAAAGTACATTTTCAAAATCAAGTTTTTCATAGAATTCAATTGTGCTGTTCCGACACTACCTGACGGTTGTATCCCAGCTGGTGTAAACACGTCATTCAACATCACCAGATGTGGGAACAACAAATCTGTGAATAATGCATCAAGTACAATAATCGCTTCCCTGTTATAGCCAAATTCTTTCAAAACTCTGATTATAATGGAACTACATGCCCAACTCACATCAAAAGGCATCGTCTGATCATAGGCACTGAAATCACCTTCAAACACCATACCATCCATCATGTCATGTATCCTGTATCCATTTGTGTACATATTGATTCCAATGGAGCATCCAAAAATTTCTGGATACAAAGACATATATGACAGATATTCACCAAACATTTGTCTACAAACGATCACATGATCCAAGGACATTGCCATGAACAAACGAACTTTTCCATCCGCAATCTTATCAAGTAATCTAGGTTCATCTTTGGGACAAACATTGAAAAAACACCCCGATGTTTCACCACCCAAATACTTTCCATATATACTTAAGACTTTGTCCTCGAGTTCAGGCGTCATACTCCGTGTCAACCGGTCATTTCTAACATCATAAATGGGTAGGTACCTACTCTTAGAACCTGGAAAACCAAACCCACCAGATGTGGAAACATTAATTCTGTCAAAAGCAGAATTAGTCGGTGAACCGTTAATAGCAACATCAAAAGTGGCTGGAGACATCTTTTTAACACCTTTGGCACGCAAACCTGCTATAATACGCTCGGAATACACATCCACCACCTTACGAAGAATATTGCGATCCAACGCAACTTTATTACAAGACATCTTACGAATAGCATTATTATACAAACTCACATACGTTTTAGTTCCATTTTTCTCTTCTCTCCAAAATGGCATCATCTTAGGTTTGCCATATATTTCCGTAGGTGCATGACCAAACACATCTTTAAACCAAGGGTCTAACACCTCGTCTGGAACCATACGAACCATGGCTGATTTCTTTGCCGCAAGAATAGGTCCAGGTATACGACCGTGATATTCAATGGATCCTGCATCCTCAAACTGAAACACTGACTTAGGATGAGGTTCAATTAACACCATCTCCGATGATGATTCAGAGACAATCTCATGCAACACGTCTTTCCACTTGCTAATATGATCACAAACAACCTGCTTATAAACTCTCATACCAAATCCTCTATCAGATCCAGTCATTCCGGCACCATGAATGGCACCAATAACAAAACCTTGTCCTTGAGAGTGTAGCAACGGCAATCCACAGGCGCCAATTTTATGATCATTGAATCTATATTGCAAAACATCATCAACTTTCAACTCTATATCTGCCCATTTAACAGTGGTAACTTCTGGACACTTTGTTATAACAGTATCTTCATTGCCAATACGTCCGGTAGCAAAATCCGGGAAGTTGATTTCCTGATTCAAATGAGCTGTAATATCATTGAAACTCAATCCACTAATTCTCACTAACATTAGATCATTACCCAGTCGTACAAAATCCTTGGTCGTCAATTGACTCTCTACCATGTTCTTTGTACTTTTACTATTAACAGCAACCCGAATCTTAAACTTATCACACTCTTCGGGGACAGCATGGGAATTGCATAACAAGAAATTGCCTTTCAAACCTAAACAATGCATTTCTTGTAGTCTATTAGCACCGTTGCGAACGTAGGAAAATATACACCATCTAACATTCTTATAAACCCGACGATGCAATGAATCAAGATCACCCGTGTGAGCGGGTAAACCCAAAGGTCGCACAGTATTATAATGCATACTCTCCTTATCTAGCATGATCACACCACCAGTGCCTGATATATCTAACAATGTTTCTAACTCTTTTGTATCCTTGGGAACATAATTTTGACCTTCGGCAACTGGACGACGCCTTCTCTTCTTCGAACTAACAGCTTGCTTTAACGTATACATAGCACCCGTCGCCGCAATACCAAATCCGGTAATCGCTAATATGTCAGACAACTTCAAATAAGAATTTCTCACAGGATTAGGCCACACATCTATCCAATTCGCAGAATCCCACCATGTCTTCCATGCAGCACGCGCTAGACGTAATGAAGTAGTAGTTTCCTCCTTTTTCACTACGGTACGTTGTACAATCAAAGATTTCATAATGTAATCATAATTCACAAAACTTATAAATGGAAACCAAGATAATGGTACAAAAAACAATAGTGGTAATGACCATAATGAGGCCAAACCACTCAAAAAGAAAATGAGACGCATGGGCGACCACGAAACAACAGTTTCTCGATCTTTGGCAATAATAGCACTCTTCTTCACTGATGAAGCAACTTCATCTTTAACATAATTAAGTGCAAAATCAAAAAACAATGTTGCTCCAATAGACCCATTATAAAGGGCATCTGCACATTTAGTCTTAATCTTATTGTACCATTGTTTGCCAGGTGAAATAATTTTCTTCTTCGATGCAATGTTCAATCTTCGAATATGTTCTTTGATATCATCAACACTCATACCATCCTTCCCTTCAGCAGCAATTACATTCACATCCGCTGTAGGATAAATAGGTTCATCTCCTTTGACATCATTGCCACCATTATCAGCTAAAATCGGTCTTTCCACCGGACCAAGTAACATAGCCTGGTCAATCTTGGCTTTTACAGCAGCATTCACAGTGAAATGACGTGTGAAATGAGTTGTCAAGAGTTGATACAAATCATAAATATCGTGTTTTTGATCAGCACGCAATAGTTGAATAGGAATTTCCTTTGTAGCTACCAATGTCTGGAAAACAAACACATCAAAATACCAACAATCAAACACATACATATCGTCTGGAATGCGAGATGGATCAATCTCGCTAGTCCCCGGTTTACAATATTGAGGTTTAACATATGGAACTATACGCATAAATCTGCGCCACCACGCACCGACATTTGTAATCTGATATTCCAAATTCAAAGTTTTACTATTAGAATCACACAGAATCAAGTCAGCCAGACAATACGTCTTACCTTTGCCCTCAAATGCCATATCCAACAAATACGGCTCAGCATCAGCCAGCGAACACAATTCCGAATAAAATCGAATAGCTTGTTTTTCCGCTATGTTCTTTGCCTCATTTCCCAATTCAGAGACACCAACAATATACTGATCTTTGTAACCTTCCCAAAAATCAGATGATAATTGCTTACTATAAACATGACTGGGATTAAACACCTGACCCTTGACTACTTTCATGAATAACATGTAAATAGCTTTTCGTAACGAAGACTTTCCAACACCGGATTCACCTTGCAACATAATACACACTGGCGGAATTCTACTATTCGCCTTCGCTGCAGCATCAATATCAGCAATTGCTAATTCTAAATCAGATGCTAAACGAGACCATGTTCCATACATTTTGTGCGTAGTTTTTATTCGTTGTAAATGGACTTTCAAAAAATCTACATGTTGTTGCGCTTCACGACGGAAATCTTTGCGGTCCTTCTGACCAGGGTGATAAATTCCATCATATAATCTATCCTTCCATCGTAGTAAATCTGTCGCGGACGCAACAGTTTCATCAACGGGATCACCTGCAAATAATGCTTTAGTAAATGGATAACCAGCCATCATACTCTCCGCAACATGTGATATACTAGCAATAGTATCCAAGATCATTTCTGAAACTTGGATCCAATTGCACTTGTGCCACTTAACTTCAGGTTGACCAACAAAACCATAAACATGTTCAGCATAATTCTTTGGAATCATATGGGAGGATAGGCAAAAAGCAACAAGTTTTCGTAAACTAGAAACAACACTAGCATCATAAACACGACCAATTGCTCCTTTAACTGACAATACTTCGTCAGAGAAACCTTCAGCAACAATTTCTTCTTTAACTGCAGCTCTAATAGCTCTAAAGGAAACAATCAATCCAGTACCAAGGCTAGTGATAACTGCTTTAGTCGTAACATTCAAATTTACAAATGTACTCGCGTATAAATAAATTGCAGACATATCAGTGTCGAAATTCTCGCTACGATATAGAATATCAATCAATGCTGCAACCTTGAGTACATGATCCAATCCATTAATGATATACGGATGATCCGCCTCAAATCGTTTTACTGCTTCAAGAGTGCGTTGATACCAAGGATCCACATTCTCTACTGAAATCGGATTATCGTTTTTAATCATTAAATTTCGACACTTATGACATCTACATTCTCGTGCATGAGGAGTACAATTAACACACAATGCCAACTTAGACTCTTCCATCAATGAACCACAAAATGTACACTCATTGTACAAATCATCATCACTATCATAAGCACTTTTTGTGGCTTTCAACTCATCTAACACAATCTTCACTTCCTCATCATCACTAGATTCAAATGGATTAGGTAACGATGGTTGCGCTTCTGCAACTATACTCTGATATTGTAAAAACTCCTCATCTGTATCAAAGAAGTATTCGTTACCATACAAAAAATTCCAATCAATTTCTTCTGAACTCTCAGCAATAATAGGAATTAAAGGTAATGTGGTTTCTACAACAGGATTGCCGTGTTTATCAGTTTTATAACACTTCAATCTACGCACGGGTAATGGCATATCACGTATCACTGGAATCAGTCGCAACAATTCATACCAGTGTTTCCAATAATAACCATCAGTATTACGCATATCAACAAGAGAAAATCTGAATTCAGTTAGATCGCGTCTTACGCCCGCAGCAAAAGTCTCATAACTAACAGCTGCTTGTCTTCGTGACATATACGCGTGCAAATGATGAACTTTAAAATAAAACTCTTCATCATTTCTAACTCGTAAAGACAATCCTTGATCATGCACCATATCATGAACTCCTGTATGAAACATTATCCCATATAAGGGATCACGTCGGTTTCTCTCACGATTACATTCATCAAATCTTCTTTGTTCTCTCATAACATTCAACATCATGCGATCATGAATGGTAACTATTTCTGTATCAGGATCAGTAATGAAAATCTTTTTATCAGTTATGCGCAATCCAACCTTATGTTCACACGCCATCTCCATAGCATTAATAGGATCTTCATGCATTGCAAGTACAATATCAAATGTATCATCAACACAAAAATCAATACGAGTACCATGATGTTGAGCTACTTCCTCATCGGAATACATCATCACCTCATCAATCTGTTGGGCCATTTTATACTCTTCAACATTAACATCGAATTCACCAGGGAATTCGATATTAGGATCTACATTAGGGTGATAAGTTCCTAAAAGAAATGCTCGCATGGTCATTTGGGAATCAAACAAATGGTTCAAATGATGATCATCATCATCAATATAATGGGTAACCATGGAACCGGTTGGCAACTCATCATCACTAACCAATGGTGGCTCTATATCCACACTAGATACGGAAGCTTCTTCTGCTTCCCTCATAGTTCGGCGAGGTATAAACTCACACAAACCATCATCTAAGTCTGAAAAAGAACCACAAACCTCCTCTGCTTCTGCTTTGATATTAGGCGGAGGATAATCTTTAACTTCTTCAACCTCTAAAATAAGGGGTTGTTGCTGCTTCTTTTCTCTATTAGCATGTTTACGCTCTTTTTTATCTGAGCGCTTCTTCTTATTCATATCTCGCAAAGCGGTTGAATATTCTCTAATAGCAGCTTTCTTAAGTTTAGATTCTAACATCAATTCAATCTTAGATTCACGATCTCTGCAATCCTTTTCAATCTTTTCGGTTTCGATTTCAAAAGTTGTTCGTGGTCTAGATTTCAACTGTTTTCTCTTTTCTACTTTTGATTGTTCAGACTCCTGATTTGTCACTTCTACTCCTTTTCGAGGCTCATGACAACCATATTCAAACAAAACTCTCTCAGTAAAACGAGATCCAGTTTCTTTTTTACGAGAATTTCTCTCGTGCTGTTGCTTTCCTTTCTTCTTCTTCTCACGAAGCGATTCATAATACTCGTTTTTCAAATCCTTTTTAATCGCTTCAACATTAACTGATTTACCTTCAAGTGCAGCTTGTTTAGCAGATGCAGAAAGTTTTTTCGAAAATTTCAAATTGGAAGCACCTAAAATTCGCATAGTGGAACCGGCAACTTCTTCATCAAAATCGTCTACTACATACTTAGCTTCTGTCAAATTCACTTCACCATTCTGTTCATCAATCAAACCTTGAGAAGATAATAACATAGCATCGTCCAAATTCATGATAGAACGCACATTTGCACGTTTTTTCATTTTATCTTTCTTATGCTTGGAATCTCCTTTCATAGCAACAGGAACACTAGCTTCAAAATCCATAAATTGTGTCTTACTAGTATTCTTTTTATATACACGTGGTTTCTTCTGTCTATCTTCATCATCAATAACAACGTCTGGGACTTCGGATACCTTGGAACTAGAGGTTTTATTACCTCTTTTGGAATTCTTGGAATTCTTGGAACCTGAAAAAACACCTCTCGCAATGCGTTGATAAACTAGAGCGCCCGCATTATAGCACCCTAGACAATTGCTGGAGTCCGAGGACTCGCCATGCATACTCCTTTCACGCCACCACCAGCATAGGTGACGCCAAGTATTAGCATACACAACAAATGATCTTCCTCTCCCTGACATTCATAACATAAATCTAATAATAGATTTAAGGGGAGACATAATTTGGTAAGTGGGACATGCGGCCAGGCTTGTGCCTGACCGCGAGCGGCAGTTTCGGATCGAAACTGCCGCGAAGCGCCTTCCTTAAGGGCGCGGTATCCTAGAAACTTGAACTACAATGAAAACATCTCGTACAACGTAAGTCAGTATGTTACAACGGAAAGTCAATTAATCAACTAACCGTCATAAACAAGACTCATATACGTTATAGTCCTTAATGTTAACATCACAGGTCAAAACCTGCAAAAAATCAGTGTGAGATCATCACACAAATTAATCACAGTAAGGGGGGGATCGTGACTGGGAAAC